GCTTATGGCGCTTGATAATAGCGCCGAGAGACATACTGATGCCAGCGGCCGTTGCTTCACCATTGACCTGACCCGCAATTCCAGCAGAATCCACCGCCCCTGTAGCCTGTTGAACCATCTGTTGTAGCGCGGCGGCTTGACCAAATGTAATCTGGTTGACTTGCCCGAAGTTGAACGGTTGTAGTACTTCACGCGGATCTCCATTAGTCAGAATCATTTTCCCTGGCCTAACTTCCGGTTTAGCCCCTCTAGGAAGCCGTGTAGCGTCCACAGCAAGCATCGGGTGGATGGTTAAGCTCAAGGCATCAATACGCGCCCTAAGCTCTGTATCAAGCGCTTTCTGGCTGTTATAGCCCTTCTCACAGACACCGCGGCCCCAGAATCGCCCTGGGACTATATCCCAAGGAAACGCAACAACAGGACGATCACCCATCATGTAGGGATTTGCTTCAGCTTTTAAAAGAGTCCCACTATTAGCAATAACAACAACAGCCTCAACATACATAGACTCGTTATCGTCATCTATTACAACGTCCTCTTCTTCAAGAAGTTCACGCGGCACTAACCCGTAGTATTTAGTCAGGCGTACCTTGTCATCGTTGTAAATAGTTAAGTCTTGATCTGGCTCTAGGTTTGTATTTGCCGCCGCACTTTCTATTGGGCCTTCACGATACACCCCATCTTCCTGCAATAGCTCAACGCTATGCTTGCTGACAAACTCATCAATTGCTACGCCATAAGCATCTTCAACTGAAGTAGCTACGGGATCTATTAAAAAGTTTTGAGGAAGTACTGGCTTAAGATTTACAACAACTCTGTCTTTTATGTTTACCCCTACTGCTCTTAGCTCTCCGCCCATTATTGGCTGAGAAGCTGGAGCCATCTCCTTTATTTCTTCAAGAACAACCTCACCAATGCCAGTGCCAAATACAGCAGAGTTAATCAAGCACTCTGCAACAGCCTTACGAATTTTGCAGGCTTCAAAATCTTCATCCAGCTTTTTCCTTAATACCAAAATATCCTGAGGATCTTGGTCAGCTATATCATCTGCAATATCAAAAAACTTACCTCGACCAAACGTAGCTTCTTCTAGCTCTGCTACATTAGATTCAACAGCCTGCTGTAACGCTGGGGATATGATTCTTGATCTCTCAGAAGCTCTTTGAGAATCCGCAGGATCCCATTGACCACGCCATAGTCGATAGTATTCATCAAAGTCCTCTGCATAATTAGACTCATAGTAATCACGCCAGCTTTCACATTTGTGCATTACCCAAGCCTCAAGAGTATTTTCAGCCATTAAGGGGTCTGGGATATAGTCATCTGCCATTTTTAGTATCCTGCCACTACATCTAGAATTTCGTGGTCATCAATTTCGTATTCGTAGCTGTATGCTACCTGTGCTAACTGGTCTATATACGCTAAAGCGTCAACCAAGTCATCATGGGTAAGGGGATCTGGGAACTGAAACAACTGATCCAGAAACCTACTATTCCATTCTCCCTGGCTTAATAGGATGTGTCCGTTTTCAAACCTCCCTTGGAGCGCCCACATGACACGATCAGTTTTCTTTTTGTTGCCATGAGTTAATTCTTCTACCCTAAAAAACGTACCATACCGTTTCATCAGGTCACTCAATGGCGACATTACAGCCTGTTTTGCAATTCCTCTTTCAATCCCTACGCTAACAGGACGGTAATCGCGTACAGCCTGAAATATCTTCATGGCAGTTTCATCTAATGTCCATCTGCCATAAATAATGTTTTCAACAAACCAGCCATCAGGACTTACCTTGGCTACAACAATAGCTGTTTCATCCAGCCTTTTGTTCTTGGTTCGCTTTTTACTTACATCTTCAAAGCCAGCAAGGTCAATGGATATATAATAATCCCCTTCTTCTGGGGAGTCTCCAAACCTAACCCACTCTTCTTTAAACATCTCAGAGCCTCTAGCCTCAAATGAAGCCATAAACTCTTGGCGAAAAGCATACGATGACATTGATTTCTTAGCAACGTCAATCTCTTTGGGGTCAATTATGGGATTATCGTAACTGGTAAAGTGCCATGACTTGTAAGTTTCGTCATCTCCTATCTCAGCATACTTATATAGTTCGTAGAAATGATTACGACCCATAGGCGTACCAATAAATAACGCTTCACCTTTCTGGTCAGCCAGAGCAGGACGTAAGATTTGCTCCCATACCTCTGGCTTCATGTCTGCATATTCATCCATTACTAGATATTTAAGAGACACACCACGCATAGTTTCTGGTCTATCAGCACCTTTTAGGCTAATAGTTGCGCCATTTACCAATTTAATCTGAAGATTATTAATATGTGAGCCAGCAATAACGGGATGCCCTAGCTCCATTAGCGTTTGCCAAAGAATATCCCTGGCCTGGCCCTGTGTTGGTGCTACATAAAACACATGACCCTTGTCTGCCTGTAGCCCATTTATAATTAACAGCCATGCGGCTAGTCGAGATTTGCCTGTACGTCTGCCTGCGGCTACGACTTTAAACCTAGAGGTGTCTGCATATACCTCTTGTTGCCAAGGCAATAGCTCTACATCAAGGGCTGTCATTCTTTTTTGCCCAAAAATAAACCAAACGCACCAGTAAGTGCCCCTGTCATAACCGAAACTAGTGCGGCCTGCTCAGGATTGGGGTCAGGTAACGACATAAACCACTCAACTACACGGTATGTCATCACCAGCATTGCCAGCATTAGCAGTCTAGGTATAACACGCCACGCATTTAAGTTATCAGGGGTCACGAGTATGTCCAAACTACAGGCTGTGTACTACGAATATCTACATGAATAAATGTTTTAGCTATACCAATACCCGCAAATCCCATATTAAAAGCAGTAGATAGTAAAGTATATCTATCTCTTCCATTTAGGATTTGTATATCAGCCGCTATGCCTTGTGAATGAGTCCCAGGTTTTTCTTTTTTTAATTCTAATGGGTGTGTTGGATCTCTATATCCAGAGGTAATCTTAAAAGGAAAGTTACATCTATCTCTGAGTTGGTCAAGAATGTTCAAAAAATCCTGATTCATCTCGTTATTGCCTGTCTCCTGACAGTCAAACTCCTCAATCTTGAAGTATCTCACCAGTATTCCCGTCAATAGTGCTGGTATTTATGGCTGGTGTAGATTTATCTTCTACTTCTGCTGTAGATACGCCCGTTATGTTTATCTGTATAGCGCTACGTCCACCGTTCTGTACGATTTGCTTTTCAAATCCAGCAACAGGTGCTACACGATCCATAACCAGCTTCCATGCCGCAGTCTGACCTTTGTGTTCGTCATCCAAAGCCGCCGCAAAGATAGTATCCAGAACCCTTTTAGATTTAGGTGAAGCCAACATCCTACTGCGATAGTCTTCCATAATCGCCGCATCACCCTTTGGCCTGCCTACTTTGCCTCTTCCCCCAGGTTTTTTAGCCGCCAAGTCCTTTTTTGAGGGTCTACCCCCTTTATTCTTCTTGAGTTCCGACTTCCTCTTCTCGTAATAGCTCTGTTCTGCTGGCTCGCTCATCTAAATCCCGCAATAAATCATTTAATGCACCTAACTCATAGGCTATATCCTGTAATGCCTTACGGATAAGCGCTATTTCACCATCCACTATCTACTCAGCATCATAATTGAGTAGCCACCCATCTGGGGCTTCTCTGTTTCCTCTGGCGTAGACTTAGGATCGTGCATGGTAGACATACCCATATCCTGCATAGCCCTAATCTTGGCCTTAGATTTCTGGCACATAGAGTGATAATCAATGGAAGTGTACTGAACTGTATGCTCAGGCTTGTCTTTAGTCTCTTCGTACATAACGATTTCCTTTTAATGAGGTTATTAAGCCCTCCGACCCGCCCTATCCTATACCTACCGATAGGAAAAACAACCCCAATACGTTAAGAAAATTAAAACTAATCGATTTTACTAAACAAATCAAATGCCTGGGTATTCCGATTTCACCTTTTTTGTATCTGGGTGGCTACTATAATATACGGCGTTGCCGTTACCCCCACCCCCACCCCTGTCCTCGTCTACGCCTCGGGCTGTCTAACGACAGCTTGGGCCTTCAGCCCAACAGGGGTTACCTGATATGCCATACGATTGCATCCAATACACCGATACGGCTGGGTGTTCAAAAGGATAGGAGTGTGTACTGGCAAAGCAACATCAGGGATCGGAGATGAGGGTCAAAGTCAAAGTCAAAACATGGCGGACGCGTCTGCCGTTTCCACCATTACGCGAGCAAGCTCAAGGTTCTGTCGAGTGTGCGTACGCGTTTATAAAACCGCGACGAGTCGCGCTCTTACACAAACGCTACGAAAAGGTTTCGTCAACACAATGTCGCCGCAAGCGGCGGTTTATTACCGGATCGGGCTGAACGACAGAACTCGCGTAAAGGCGGGCAGACGCTGATCGGAGCGGTCAGCCTTGAGGCCGCGACAAGTCGCGACTCTTCTGCGCTGACCTTGGCGTCCCGCAATGTAGCGTGATCCTTGACCCCGCCGAATGCTTATCAGATTTCACTTCACAGCGGCGAAATCTGACTGATGCTTATTTATTTCAGCGGGGTCAAGGCTCCGCGCTCCAAAGCTACCATCTGCATATCGGGAGCGCAGTCTGCGTCAATCGGTGGCCGTTGGCAAAATTCGCCA